AATTTGTAATATCAGACTGGAACTTTTTTGTTTTTTGAGGATTTTCAACTTTAAATCTATATTTGTTTTCTCCAACATTAAAATCAAAACCTTTGAAATTGTCAGAAAATACTTTATTAGTTTTATTGTTAAAATCTTTTGCGAATTTTGTTCTAGCTTCTTGTTGTTGCTTTTGTTTATTATAATACTCAAATGCTTCCGTATATTGTGGATCAATATTATCTTTTTTTCTTAACTTAAGATCATTATAATATTGGTCTTTTACTTTATTAAAAGTGTTTTTAGCATTAAATAACTCTTCTTTAAAAGCTAATTGCTTAGCTTTAATGTCAGACTCTTCGTCTTCTTCTTTATCATAAGCAAAGTTTTTGTCCATTAAAAAATCAACATCTTCTTTGTTTAAATGCGGTTTTGTGTATTCATAGTACTCTCTAACTAAACTTATATTATCTATTTTGTCAATATCTCTATTAAGTCTAGTGTAATCTTCTACAGTTCCACCGGTGTCTTCCATAAACTTTATAAGTTTATCAACACCTTCAGGTAATTCTATATTAGTATCTTGTACTATTTCTTCTTTAGTTAAAGCAGCAGGTTTTTCTTCTACTTCTTTTTGTTCAACTTCTGTTTCTTCTTTTACTAATTCTAAAGGAGATTCATCTGTTGTTTGTTCTACTTCTTGTTCTTTGGAATTATCTTCTTGATTGGATTCGACCCGTACTTCGCCGTCCACTTCTTGGCTATCTCCGGTTCGTTCGCCCACAGGTACCTCCGTTGTTTCTCGCTCTTGAATGGCATTATCTTCTTTTTTATTAGGTTCTTTGTCAACATTTATTTTATAAACTCCATCTTCTTGAAGTCCATATTCTTTGCTGACCTCACCAGATTCAACAGCTTGTTCAAGAACAGCGGCTTCTTTTTCTTGAGGAGTTATCACAATATCTTCTGATGAATCTACTGTTTTAACTTCTATTTTTTCTTCTGTATTGTTTTCCATAATTTTATATAATATAATAGTTGTTTAATTTTTAAGATGCTTCAAATCTTCCCATATCAAAGCCACCTAAGGTATCATTGCCTTTTGATTCAAAGTCTTTAGTTGGATTATCTGTATTAGGAGCTCCACTAATTTTCATTGCTTCTTTTTCTAAAGCAGTAGCATTACTTCTTTCAGCTAATTCCATTTGTGATTTTAATTCTAGTTCTTTTAGTTGAACGTTTAAATTAAATTCATATTGCATTAATTCTTTTTTAGATCTTGTTTCAAGTTCCATTTTTTTAATTTCAAATTCAATATCAGCTTTTCTATATTGAATTTTAGATTCTGTTTTAACTTGTTCTGCTTGAGCTTTAGCTGATTCAACTTCTATTTGAGCTTCACCTTGAGCCTGTGCTTGAGCAGCACTTGCAGCTGCGGCTTGTTGTTGGTCAGCAGCTTGCTTAGCTTGTCTTCTAAATTTTAATAATTGATTTGCTAGTTTTACGTTTTTAACCTCTCTTATGTCAATAGCATCTTCTAAGAATATATCGCCTTTTGATAATGCCATTTGTATATTAGCTTCTAATAAAGCTTTTTCATCTTCATCAGGCTCTAATTCTAAAAATATACCAAAGTCGTGTAAGTTTAAATTTTTAACTTCTTCAAGTGATCCTACTGAAAATTGACCTATAGAATCTATTAAAGATTCTTTTGTTGGATGAAACTCTAACACATCTTTAAACCTTAAAGATATTGCTTCAGCCAATGAAGTTGTTATAAACATACTACTATAAAGTATATGTCTAGTAGCAACATTACTATTTGCAGCAGCAAGCTTTTGTACTCCTACTAAAGAATTTGGATCTGGATCAGAACCATCTCTTGCTTCATTAAGTCCAGTAACGTCTCTCATCATTTGTATGTACTGGTTGTAAGCGCCAACTAAAACTTGAACTTGAGAACCACCACTGCCTGGTAATTCTGTTATAGGAACTCTACCAGGATTAGGATCACCTTCTACATTTAAAGATCTACCTATAATAGAACCAGTCTGAAAATACATGTTTAATGCCTCTTGTGGATTATAATTATTTCCATTACCAAGATCTATTTCAGCTAAACCATCAGCATCTAAATAAACACCTGATGGTGTCATTCTTTGTATAGCTTGTTGTAATTTTAAATGTGTTAACTGAATTAAATCAGCATAAGGTGTCATTTTTGCTACTAAAGAATTTATATTGCCTTTATACATCCTAGGTGCACTTGCAACATAATTCATCATTACTTTATTTATATTAGCATTAGGCCTTACCATGTTTGTAGCCTTTTGCCATTTAAGTAATTGATCTGTACCTAAAACTAAAACTCCTTCGTAAATTACTTCTCTAGTTTGTTTTACTTTTTCAAATCTTACATTGTCTTCTGGTGGATCAAAAGAATCATCTTTTTCAATAGCTTTTTTAGCACCAGTAGAAACTTCTTTTATTTTATAAACATCGTGTTCCCAAGTCTTCCAATTAAAATATAATACCGTTAAAGTATTATTTTGAGACAATGAATCGTTAGTATAATAATCTTGAGGATTATAAGTATTATATACGTTCCAGTTTGATCCTTTTTTTACCAACTCAGATATTTCTGGATTACTTAAGCCAGGAAATTCTTTTTTAAGTTCATTTACTTTTATGTTTTTTACTTCACCAAAATAATAACAGTCTTCAAAATTAGGATCTTCTGTGTAAGACCAAACTAAATTAGCTGGATCTACATAATCAATTACAACACCATCTGTATTATTAAAGCCATGTTTAGCACATCCAATACCTATAGTTGCAATATCATAATCTACCCTACGTTTTGTTTGATCGTAACCATTAGATTTAAATATATTTTCTATTGCTTGCTCTTCTGCTAATTCAATACCTTGCTTATAATTAAGCTGCATATATAACTCAAGCTCTTCTGTATTAGCTGGAAGTTCATTTACAGCAAAGTTTCTAGCTGATACACCTAATTGTTGTTCTATTTTTAAAAGTAAATCAGCTGTATTTAAATCTTGCTGTACATCATTTACAAATTTAGTTCTTTTACCTGTAGATAATGCATCTTGTCCAACGGCTTTTATAGTAAAAGTTCTATCTTGCATTCCATTAACAACTATGTCAACAAATTTAGGAACTATAGGTACAGGTTTCCAGTCTAAGTTTAAATAAGATAAATCACCATTGATAGCAAATTCATCTTTATATTTTTTAATAGATTGTTCACCTCTTGCATACAGTCTAAGTCTATGGCACTCTTCTCTAGAGTTATAAAATCTGCTAACCCCGTTGTTGTCTTTGTTAAACCACTCTTGTTCAATAGCTCTACCTACTGATAGACCATACTCTTGGGTCTTTTTTACAGAGTCAGATACCGCTTGACTAGGGAATGCGTAATTTTTCGCTGTTATTTTTGCCATATTTATTTTATTAACTCACTTCTTGATCCTTCATTTTTATATTTTGAAAATGCAAAATCAAGTTTTTTAACTGTTCTTTCCGCTCTTGGGCGATACAAATGTTTTCGACATGCCATTATAGCTAAGCCACTACTTATTGAAGCATCATATGCTGTTCTTTTTGATATATCAAATTTAGCCCAGTCTTCTAATGTTCTTTGAAAAAACATGTTACCATGGTTTTCATTAAATGCACCCACATATTCTTCTATATAAGATTCTATAGCAGCGGCATGAGCTTGTTTTATATCTTCTGAAGAGTTAGGAATACCTCCTAGTTCTAGTTCTGTTTTAGATAAATTACCAACTAACTTATCTGGCCTATTCATTGAATAACCTCTATAGCCTCTTCTTTTTAAATGATATAATAATCTAGGTTTATTGTTTTCTGCAAGTATTGGCATACCATAAAATACTAATGCCATTAATACTTCTTCAAAAAATATTTCAGCGGTTTGAGGTCTAGCTACATATTCTAAAAAAAACTTACTATTAGGAACATCACTAACCATTGAAAATGTTGTTAGTCCGTGCAATGCACCGTTAGATCCACTGCCACTAACTGTTCCTGATATATCATATGAATCACATCCAAAAGCACCTAAGCCTTTGTTACCAGGATATTTTAAACCATTTTTTAAAATACTATTGTTTTGTATATTAATTGGTGGTATCCAAGCTACTTTAAATCTACCATTTTTACTAGGTATCCATATTACTTCAGTATCTTTTATTCCATTTTTCCAGGAAAAAGTACCTTGAACAACATGACCAGCCATTGTCATTTCTTCATTAAAATCTATTTGTTCATATATTTTAGTTAGATTAAATAAAGAGTTAACTGTTTCATCTCTAAAAGCATGTTTTTCAGATCTTGGAAATTGTCTGTAATATTCATTTAAAGCATCGCTATCGTGCTTTAATCCTTCTACTTCATTTTCCCAATGATCGATGACTCCGTTAAAAATTTTTTCTCCATCAATTCCTTCAAGCGGTTCTGTTGGTGTGTCGAAGACAGGATATCCGAACTTATCGATAAAACCTTCGTATCCCCACTCCATAGGTATGAACAAAGAATATAATCCACTTGCAGTCTGGCCATTGCGATTTCTGTTTGTAACATCTGAATTATAAAATAATTTTTTAAAGTTATCTCCACCTTTTGCTAAAGCATTAGATGTAGATCCCATCATACATTTTCCTACTATTCGTGCTCCAAGCCTGAGGCACGTTTTCGTGACTCTCCAGTTGTTGAGTATATTGTCCGGCCTCTCCCATTTACCCGATTCATCATGGACGAGGAGTTGTAACTTTTCTCCATCATACGAGTTGTCTCCCGTATTCTTCCAGTCGATCGTGGTGTCGAGCCCCTGCCCAAATTCCTCCTGACTATAGTTTTCTTTAATGGCGTTTCTGGTAAGTCTTCTTGACGGTATCTTATAGGATAGCTCCGTCTTTGGTCGTTCCATCCCATCCTGTATTGGTTTGAAAAAAAATGGATAGTTGATTGATATGGGTACAATCTTGTCTGTAAACATCTTCTTTGCATCTGCTCCAGTTTTAGATAAGACCCCAAATCTAGAGTCCTTGGAAGTGGTTGCCAAATTAACAGTCTCTGAGGATGCCATGAAGCTAAACCCAGACCGTCTGTTCTTAAGGTAGCACATTCCATAAGATCTCTTATCTGCCTTGCATGCCTCCCAAAAGTAATAAAAGATTCTGTTTGCCTGCCTAAAATCTGGTGCTCCCACGTCGATCTTTGTCCAAGAGAGATAGACATAGTGCGATCCTGTAATGTAGTTCGCGGAACCGTTGCACATGAACCAATACCCATCATTACGATAATTAAACTCACTATCAATATATTTGTAGTATTTTTCTTTAATATCTTCTGGATAGGATTGAAAGTCATATATGCTTTTTATTTTATTTAAAGATTCAGGTTTGTTTTTTATTTTAAAAAATTGATCTGACTGCTTTAAGTCTTCTCCATCTATTGATTCTGGAGTTTTAGGTATTGCTACCTTAAGACCTTGTATTTCATATATATCACCTATTGTACCGTCTTTACTTATTACAACACAGTCTAAATCTTCATTATATCCATATTCAAACTTCTTATGTTTATTAAGATGCTTGATTTTTTTATCAGATAAATGAGTATTGTGTATTTTATAAAGCGTTTGTTTGTACATTATTTGATTCTATTTTCAACACCTAAAAAAGTATGAGATTCTTTGCTAGATTTTTTATCAGATAACTCTTCAATTTTTTCTATAATTTTTAATGAATCTTCTATTGCAACCCACTTAGCTTGAGCTGCTGTTTTTGCTTTTTCAGGATCTAATTCAGATAAATCAATTTTTTGTTTAATAACTTTTTCAAGTTCAATCAATGCTTTTTCCGCTGCTTCTATTATTCTTTTTCTTCGGTCCATAGTTAATAGTTATATGATTTGATAAAATTCTATAAAGTTTTTGACCTTCAATATTAAATTCATATTCAGAGTTAGGTGTAAACCCTACCACGTCTCCTATAGACACTCCTAATGAACTTAATTGGCTGTTTGTGTATGCTAGCTCCCCTTTTAAATTTTCGTCTGTATCAAGCGCCCATTTATCTTTTATTTTTATAGGCTTTACAAAGCAATATCCAGGTAGTGCAACCCACTTGTTATTTTTTTTACATGCAAAAACTTGATCTGTTCCTACAGTATATTTATCTTCATCAAGATAACTAGCGGAATTACGTTCTTGTTGTTGTTGGTTTAACCATCTTCTAAAAACATTATGATGAACAATTATTTCATCTCCTACTTCTACTTCTGTTTTTATACCAGCTGGAACACTAACAACTTTGCCAATACGATTAACAAACATGTAATCTCTTTCTGTAATCTCTGTATTGACAACTAATTTTTTGTCATCAACATCAACTACGTTATTGTAACGATTTTCAGTAGATATAATATAATCAAAAAGTGCCTGCATTAATAATCTAAGTTATATTCAACAGATACTGCCATGTT